CGGTCATCATTCTCAATTTCATTTCATCCTTCATAGATTTTTCGATATCCAAAGATTCAGATGCTAAATCTTTCATCTTTTTCATATCAACACCCATCTTCTTCAGTTGGATTACTTCTGCGGCTCTTTGTTTAAGTTGGTCTTTTGTTAAAGTTCTAACTAATGCTTGGTTATCTGCAAAATATTCCATAGCAGGTCCAGCATCTTGTCCTAAACTTTGACCTATGCCTTTTACTGATTCAGTTAATTCACCAGCATCAATCCCAGCATTTTTTAATGTTCTAGTTAATGATTGAGCTTTATCTGCATCTTTTAATAATGAGTTTACTTCTGTAATATCAGCGAGTAATGATGAATCTGGAACTATTTGACCTGTTGCATCTCTGAGTGCTTTTGCTGATTCGGCTACTTCTTCATATGAATATACAAATGGATTTAAGGACATTTGTGCACCTTTGATAGCACCTTCCAATTCCATAGCTTGCCCAACCGATGCACCAGTTTCTTTGGTTAGGTCTTTCATCCTACCAACTGCATCTGAAATAAATCCTGCTATTTCTTTAAGAATAACTAATCCGATTGCGGCTGCAGATAATTTCATCATAGCGGATACTAATTCATTTGATACCCCTAATGCTGAACCTAAATCTTTTGCAAAATCCTGTCCTATATTTTTGATTTCTTCACTTACCTCTTCACGCTGCTTTTCGATATCTAAGAGTTTTTCTTGATGCTGTATCATCTCTACTAACTGTTCTAATCGTTCTTGTCCTAGTCCAGCTTCATTTTCAAGAACTTTTTGTTTTTCTTGTAAAAGAGTAGTAAGTTTGGCTTCAGCACCTTTTTGTTCGGCAAGACTTGCAAGAATATTTTTACCAACTTTACCTTGCTTAGTTCTTAAATCTAAATTTGATTGTAATATAGACGTAAGATTAGTTTGAAGTTGTTCTTCTTGTTTAATCGCATTTATTCTTGCCTGTGTATCTTTGTTAAGCTTAGCCATTTACATCCTATTTATTTCTTTTTGAATGAAGGTAGGTCACCTAAATCATAGTTTTTACTATAATCTACAGGTTTAATCTTATATTTTTTTAGAATTTTTTGGTATTCTGGGTCATTAGTTAGTTTATCTAATTGTTTGGTCTTATATGCTTTAACAATAGAACCAATGAATGATTTGATACCACCCTCATCCATACCACGTTTTTCTAATTTTTCAATTATGTTCTTTCCCATTGTATTCCCTTAATAGTTTTATCTGTGTATAAATATAGAAAAACCCAACAAATAGTTGGGTTCTTCATTATCTTCGTGATTTTGATTTAGCTTTTCTCATTTCTTTATCATTCATCTTCTTCTCTTCCTGCTTAAATTCAATTATTTTACCAATGTAGAATGTGCGAACCCATATCGGCATATTGTAAACATCCGTAAAGTTGAATCCACCATTTCCATGATAGATGAGGTCAAAAATGTGAGAGTGTAAATGCTTTCTATAACTTTGATGAAGGCCAAAAAAAGGTAACATCCATAGGCAGTAGCATTTCTCTCCTTTCCCCTGTTTCATCTGAAACAAATTCATAATTTAAGTTCATATCTGGAACTACTTCGTTAATGTAATTTCTTAAAGCTTGTGAATCTATTGCGAATAGTTCGTTATCTACAAAACTATTAATTGTAGCCATATCACTTTCACCATCTACTGAAAGAATCATATTCTTTAATCTTGTAGTTAGTTCTCTTGATGTAGCATCTTTAAGTTTTCTTTGTTTCTTTTCTAAATCTTTAATTTGGTGTTTGACTTTTCTTTCTTTAGATTCAGTCATTGCCATAAAAGTAATTTTTCTTTTAGATTTAGGTAGTTCATACTCAAACTCATTCTTATGTAATTCTGTTTGGTTCTTACCATCATAATCAGTTGCTTCGAATTGAGTTAAATCAATAATCTCTTCTTGCTTATTATCTGAAAATGGGTCTTGGATTTCTACTTTGTAATCTTTACCATATCCTAATACTCTGGCAGCAATCATAATTGCGTTTTTATCACCTGTAGTTAAATCTATGTATTTGATTGGAATTCCATCTCCATTACCTAATATTAGTGATTGAAATAATCTATCTAATACTGTTCCATCTTTAATATATGATTGTGTTGTAAGAATATCTTCTTCTTTTGCAGTCATATACTTCATTTCCACTTTACCTGATGATAATGGGTTCTCTTTGGAATATACTAATCCCTTAGATGGTAAATCTACTATTTCAGTTGGAAATTTATAATCGGATACTTGCTGTGTTTCATATTGTTTCTTAGCAAGCTCCACCATTTCATCATTAGAAAGATTACTTTGGTATTCATCTGTTAATTTTTCTTTACTCATAACGTTTCTCGTTTTAAAACTTATTTAATATTGGTTAACCATATATAAATATGTAAATATTATTAATTAAACGAAAAAACCCTCACATTTCTGTAAGGGTTTCTCAATAGTCAATTTTTATTACAATCCGTACTTAGTATTGTAGTATTGCGTAATCGTATGTAAGTGTTAAATCTACAGTTGCTAAATCTTCACCAGTATAATCCATGTCTGAGAATTTTGCTGTTTGAATAAATGCTCCTTTAAGTGTCCACTCTTCTACTTTATCACCAACAGGACCCAAACTGTTAAATGTGATATCTTTTTTGTAGAAATCAGAATAACCATCACGGCCTGTTACTGATTCGTGGTGTAATCTTACCCATTCCATAGCTGCTTGTGCTGCTGATGGTACTACTGGGTCATACAATGAAATTGTTAAATCACTCCACTCACTTCTTCCTTTTACATATCTTCTAACATTAACGTGGTCAATTGTAACCTTTCCGTTTGTTATTTCTGGTCTGTTAGCGGCTTTTATTAGGTACGCAGGGATTCCCTCAATGTACATAATAAATCTGTTCGACATCTTCGGTTCGAATGATGTGAACATTACTTCTGTTGGGTCTAATAGTTGTGCCATTTAGTTTTCTCCGTTATTCTTTCTTTAATATAAATATAGTTCTTTTTAAAAAATAGTTAGTCCCCCTAAAAATATTAGGGGAACTAAGTTATTATCTATATACTATTCTGGAAATGCTGCTCCAGTTGGTAGTACGTTAAAGTCAAGAACTATGAATTCTGCTGTTTTCGCTGGTTGTAAGAAAATCTCACCGACCATAATGTTTCTATCAATTACATCTGGGGTGTTATTGGTTTCATCCATTATCACTTTAAATGCGTATAAACCTTGTCTTTGTTGAATTGATTCTAAGTAAGGATTAACGATTGATAAGAATCTATTTCTCGTTGCTGCTGTATTATTTTCAAATATTAAGTAACGAGTAGATGATGCGATGAATTTCTTCACTGCGATTAACAATCTTCTTACATTGATTCTATCCAATGCCGATGGTTTAGCTTGTAATGTTTTCTGTCCAAATACAGTAACACCTTGACCAGGGAACGTTGCGATAGGATTTAATCTACCTTCGTAAAGTGAATCTCTCTCAACTCTAGTCAATCTTGTCTTAGCTTCAATTACTGAAGTTAATCCACCTCTATTCAATCCAGCTGGTGCGAACCATTCAGCGGCTACTTGGTCGTTAAATGCTATAACGCCAGGAAGTACAACCGATGGCGGAACCCATACTGGTTTGTTTTTATCTGTATTGAGTATCTTAACCCAAGGATAGTAAGATGCAACATAGTTTGAATCAAATGCTTGAACAGCGTTAACTGCCGTTGAAATTGAATCACTCCATGCTGAAGCATCCATAATATAGAATGCATCTTGTCTATCTTCACACATATCTTTAGCGAATACTGATACTGATGAGTGATATCTGTGAATGATACCTGGTAATACTAACATATTGATATCAAATTCATCAGGATTAGATACAGAGTTAATTGCTTTTCTATATGCTAATGTACCTGTCGCTGTATTTGATGAACAATCATACCCTTGTGTGTTTCCAGCACTAATATCATTTCCTAAAGAAACTTGTCTATTTGGTTTGAATCCATCAAAACCACCTTGGAAAGGTACTAAGAACTTTCTAGAGTTAATAGAAGTTAATTGGTCGTTTAATGATATAGAACCAGAATTAGCAGCCGCTGATGATGGGTAGTTTGCCCCAGCATCTTGGGTGTTATCACCTAAATAGAATGCCGTACCTACTGTTGCGTTGTTACTATCTGGTGTTGGTGCTAAGAAGTTTCTATTATCTGTTGTTACAAAATCAAAATCATATCCGTAGAATTTCTTAGGATTGTATGATTGATTGATTGTTTGTGCAGATACATAAGAAGGACTTGGTAAATCTAATTTGTTTCCAAATGGATTTTGTAATGCTCCGAATCCGAATGGTACTAATGATTCATCTATACCACCATTTTGAACTGCAGTTGAAACTTCAACTCTAATGTTTTCTGAGTTATTTGGATAATCACCATTAGTTGATAATTTTCCATCTGCATCTACAGTAATGTACTTATCACCAATTACTCTAGCGATATAGTTTGGTGAATCAGGATCTAAATTAACTCCTTGGAATTGTTCAACTAAGTTAGGTCTGATATCAGAATCAACTACACCTACAAATGGTGTACCTACAATCTTATCTTGGTCAACTCTTCTTACTACTACAGTAAATGAACCATACTCAGAACCTGGTACTGTACCAGCTGGTTTGATATCTTGAATACCGATTTTAAATTCGTAGTTAGTTGCTGTGCCATGTGATAAAGTATGGAACTTAATTAAGTTCGTTGTGTTACCACCTACTTTTTGTGATGTAATCCAAGGTGTATTTGCCTCAGAATATGCTTTTGTGTAATCGACATCTTTAGCTACATCTAATGTTACTACTGGAATTTCTCCATCTTTAGCAAATGATGCTGATTGGAATGTTTTAAAGTTTGATAACACATATCCTTTTTGAGCACCTCTTGCTGAAAATCCGAATGATTTTGTGTAATAATTATCATCTGATGGGTTTAATGATGCACTAAAGTTAGTGTTTGCAAAACTTGAACCAGATACTCCTAATGTGAATATTGATGCAGTTACAGCAGATGAACCATTGTGGTCACCTATTGTACTATTTTTAAACACATCTTCATCTGATAATACTTCTGTTGTTGGGTGTAATACTGCTACTACCTTTTTACCATGCGATGATGATACTGATAATGCTATTGGGTTTTCAAGAGTGTATCCATCTTGTCCTAATACCCTAACGATTGTTGCAGTACCCGCATCTTCCAAATAAGCTTGTGCAGTATATGGTAGATATGAATCTAAAGTCAATCCACCGAATACTTGTTGAAACTCTTGAAAAGATGATACTGTTGTTGGAACGAATGCTGGTCCTTTAACTGTTGACCCGATTAATGCTGCTCCAATTTCGCCAATCCCTTGAGGTAGAAACGACAAGTCCTTTTCTCTTGTAAATACTCCAGGACTTACTATTCTTTCTGCCATTTGATTCTCCTATTAATTTCTTTTTGGTTTATTATACTAATAAATACTCAGAAATTTATGAAACGATATATTTATGAGACCGGTGTGAAAATACCTGTTTCTAAATCGAATTCACCATCTCCGTATTTTTCTTTTAATTCACCAGCTAATTTAATTTCATCAGCTCTAAGTTTTTTATAATTTGATTCTACTTCAGATTTCATTTCAGAAAGTTTATCTTGCTGAGATTTTAGAATAATACCCTCTATCTCAATCTCACCTAATCTAGCTGTAATCTGTGAGAAATCTTCTCTAAACTTCTTAATGCTTGAAACTTCTTCTTCGGTAAATTTAATTACTTCTTGTTCTTTTACGTTTTTTACTTCTGCCATAACTTTGTTTTTTTATAAGTTTACAATTAATATACCTATAAATATCAAAAATTATTTTCAAAACTTAGGATTCCAAATAATTTTTGATACTCCAAACACTTTTTGTGTATTTATTGTTTTCTTACCTCTATCTTCAGGTACTATATATGCTTTAACTGTAAGTGTTACGTTACTTCTAACTATACGTTCTTCACCTACCCCATTTGTAGTTTCAAATGAATAAGATTCACCTTTGATTTGGAATTTATATCTATCACCAAATGCACCACCTTGAAAATAAACTACTTGCTCTACTAATTTATTTAAATCTTCCATATAATCACACCACATAATTAAATCATATTGTATGTTTACATAGTCAGGTACATCAACAATATATCTTTCTTTCTTTGGTGGTAACATATTTGTTAACTGAGAAAATGCATCGTATCTGTTATTTTTACTATATTTTTTAGTAAATGCTCTTGTAGTATCCTCATCTGTAAGTACTTTTAACTTAGAGTATTCTGTATTAATATCTAATGAGTTTCTTTTAAATGAAATGAGTGGTGTTTGAACCTTACCATTACCATCTCTCATAAACCCATCTCTTTGAGCAGATGACCAATTTTCAGGACTAGCATACATTACAGGAACGGGTAAATATTTACCATTTTCTTCTATAGTAGGTCTTACATCCTTTTCTAAAAAATCTTTGAATGCTAAATCAATATCGTAAATACCTACATTTACGTTTTTAACATCATCATTTCTACGAGAAATCTGTTTGGCCTTATTCAATTCAGGAGTATCAGAGAAAGAGCTATCCACTCTTTTCAAATCAACCTTTTCATCTCTATTTGTTCTGTATTTATATGCCATTTTAAATTCCTACTGGTAAATCATTTGTATTATCATTAACACCTGCTCTAAAATCATCTTTTAATTGTAATTGACTTCTTTTAGCCACATGCGTTTCACATATAACAGATAAATTATATCCTTGTGAATCACCACCATCCCAAGTATCAGGATTCTTACCTGCAAAGAATTGGTTTGTAAATATTACATCCACAATATGCTGTTCATCATTCCACTCTATTACATCACCTACTTCAGGATATACGTTTTTATCTTTTAGTATATCTCTCAAAAAGTAGAAGTTTACATTTCTAGTATAAGATGAACCAAAATCATCAAATATTTGTTCGGCGTTTGTTCTATCAACTAATGTTGGTATTTTTACAGGATTATAATAGGTTTTATTTTTACCTTCACCATATAGGTTTGCCTTAGTTTCATCTATAATTAATTTATAGAAGTAAACTTCAGTATCAATAATATCAGTTATTAACTCTTTATTGATTTTTCTAAAAAGTGCTGCATCTCTCTGTCCACCGAATAATGCCATTTGTTACCCTATATAAATTGCACGAGGTACTCTGTTAAGAGTTTGTTCCATCGCTTCTGATTCTTCTTGTTGTGCTTGTAATAATGCTTTTCTAGAAGTAGCTTCTAAGTTTTCTCTTAATTCTGAAATTAGGATTTCTTTTTCTGAAGATGCTTCACTTCTTAAATCAGCACCATCTAATGTTATTTCTGAGTTAGGGATTGGTACTGAACTAAACTTAGCTCTTACTGCGCCTAACATTTCTTTAGCTAATGCTAATGTATATTTTTCAATCCACCTTCTACCAACATGATTAATACTTTTGTAAGGTATTCTATCATATTTAGCGTTTGAGTAATCAGATATAACTGAATTAGAAACTACTGAATTATTTCTATCCGACTCTAATACATAATGAAAATGTATTTTATACTCATTATTTGGTATTGGGAATATTCTGATTCTATTGTTTTGAATATCAAACCCATATTGAGATTTACGAACCATATCGTTAAATTCGATTGCCTGTAATCTTAACAAATCATCATAAAGTGGTTGCATCATAAATGAAACACCTGGTGAGTAATTACCCCATCCAAATGTATCCATCATTTGTTGTGAACCTAAACCAGTACCTACAAATGGGTCAAAGTATCTAACCATCGCAGGTGGTGCGTTATGTAACATTCTTTTGATTTCAAACTTATCTGTTCCAGCAGTACCTTCTTCTAATGATGTGATTGTTGGGTTTGTTAAATCATACATCTGTTGTCCTGGCTTAGCAGTAAATGAACCTGTATAATAAGTTACATTACCACCACTACCCACTTCACTACCATAATCTTTAGCTAAAGATACTAACCCACCTAAATTGGCATTCATTTGAGTTTGAGATAAATTTGAAGATGTGGGGTTTCCTTTAATATTTAATAAATTTTCTCTAATATTAAATTGATTGACTTGAGATGAGTACTCTGTAGTTGCTTCTTCAAAACAAGCATAGAAGTTTATATCCTGTAGTTCTATATCTACTATAGGATAACCTAATCGTTTTGCACACCACCCAGCCGTTTTATCAACTGATGATTGAAACTCTGTATCGGTATCATAATGCCCAAACGGTGTTTTACCAGCTGAGAAAGATGATGAGCCCGGCCATATTGGAATGTTTACTGCCATTTATAATCTCCTAATTCTTTTATATAAATATGAGAATCTTTAAGAATCACTTATTTATGTACCATATCAATTCATAAGTTTGATGTCCTACTGGATGTGGTAGTGTTTTTTGATGTTTTTCCCATCCAAATGGTTCTATAATTTCTTCTACTTTTTCTATTTTAGATGCGATATCGTTAAAATAAGAATATATTCCATTTGGATTTAGTAATTTAGGAACTATTTTTGTGAATGATGCCCATTGAGGATATTTTTCATAATCAAAAACATATGTGTCAAAATAAATACTATCAAAAGTTTTACCCTCTTTTATAAAATCTTCTACAACATCTTCCCATAACCCACAATGTACATCAAATCCCATTTCTTTTGCCTTTTCACAAACTTGTGGATGAGCTTCTATTATATGATGTTCTTTTGGATTGTGATTTCTAATATATGTATCTATTATTCCTAATCCAAATCCTACATTTAAAACAGAACCACTATTAGAACATAGAACATCGGCCGATTCTTTCATCAACTCAGATTCGTTAGTTGCCATAATTGGGCAAAAACAATCTATATATTTTGATTTTAATTCTGTATCCGTAAATATAACTTCGTTTTCTAAATATTCTTTTAACATAACTTGTTGGTTTTTAGTTGTTTACACTATCGCTATCATCACAATGTGCTGATTATCAGTTAGTTACAGATTCAAATGGAACATCTATTCTTTTATCATAAATAACCCAAAGTTCACCATTTTGCTCAAACACATTATCTTCGAATCCTAATCTTTGTAAATCCTCTACCATTGTTCCAACAAATCTACCTTTACCATGTTCTTCGTTTTTATAATTAAAGTGATACATTGGAATACCCATTGGCGATTCACCAATAAATTTTATATTGTATTTTAATCTTCTCTCTGAACGACCACATGAGAAATATATTTTATCACCACCTTCGTAATAATAACCATACAAACCTAATGCATCTTTGTAATATCCATTATCAACCTCAGTTTCACCAGTATTGCTTGTGTACCATGTAGTGCCATCCGCATCCCATTCTTCAATACTGTTGTGATATATGGTAACACTCAGTGCTCCTTTACCACAAGCAGTAAGAGCAGACTCTTCAGAGGCCCTCATAGCTCTGCCAGTAAAAGAAACTAAAGCTGCATCGTGGTCATATGAATAAAACTCAGACATAGAGTGTGGTACTGAACCATTAGGTCTATCAGCTGCAGCGTTTACTGTATTGATAGTACCATGTACACCCGTACTCATACTTGTTAAAGAAATGTTTGAGTATATGTTAGAACCATTGTAATTATTATTTCCAATTTCATTTCTGAGTTTTATCATTGATATTTCACCTGATGCTGGAACTGCCATTATATTTCCCCTTTAAGTTTTTTCATTTCTGATTTAAGTTCTTCAATCTGAGATTGTTGTTCTTTCATACCTTCAATTAGAACTGCTACCATTTTTTCATAATCTACAGTCTTATATAGTGTATCTTCTTCACCTTCTACATATGGTAGTGTGTGTTCATGTACTATATCAGGAATAACCGATTCAACTTCTTGTGCTATAAGCCCTAAATCATGTTTACCTTTTCTATTACCATTATTCCAATCATACTCAACACCCCTAAGTGCTTTGATTTTATCTAATGGATTTTCAATTGTTTTAATGTTATCTTTAAGCCTCTTATCTGATATTGTTGAAGAAGAAAATGCTATAACATCACCTTTAACGTGCAATGTACCATTATCCAACAATCGCATCTTCTCAGAGCCTGCGGCGTACCATATAATACCTACAGATGCATCGTACCAAGTGAAATCGTGTGTATTACCTGTGTAGATATCTGTAGAAGTTGAATTTCTTCTTCTATCATTTTCTAAACGGAATTTAGTTCCACTTAAAGTCATACCGTAGTTTCCATCTGCTGAATACGTTGTGTCTGTATCTGCTGCTAAGTTTCTCCATTTAGTCCAACTACCATTATAGTAACTACGACTGTAAATATTTACGCTATTATAAATTGCATACATTTGGTGAGTGTGTAAACCATTTCCATACATATCATCATTTACAACAAGTATACCTGCTAGGTCTTCTGGATAGTTAGAACCAGCAGCTGCATTTGAATTGGAGTTTTGAGAAAATACACCTTGTTTTCTCATTTCGTCTAAGTTAACACCACTTCCGAGTGAATCACCATGTAATCTAATCTCTGTACCACTGTTGGCTGTACCAAATGTTGCATTTGTTGAGTAGGTTGTGTTGGTATTGACTACTGTTTCAGTTGCTGAGGTGATACCTGTAATGTGTCCATAGGTATCTAAAGTAATATCTTGTATATAAGTTCTACCACTATTGTTTACGGATGCTTGTGTTGATGTATCAGCATGATTGATTGTGATTGTTTCGCTTATACCTTGATTTGTAGTAAAAGCAGCTCCACCAGTTAATCCGTTTCCTGCTGATATTGTTATTGTTGCATTGTTTGCTGCTGATGGGATTGTAGTACTATTATATGCGTTTGAACCAAAGATTTCTGAAAATCTCTTTCTTCGCTCTGCCCCATTATCCAACATTATGATTTCATCAACTGAGGCATCAATTGCATCAGTCTTATCAGTAAGTTCTGATAAGTCCAAACTAACATTAAATGTGGTAGCGCTGGATTGGTTGGCTGTGAATGTAGTACTACCATTAAGACCTGCGCTTGTATTTAATGTAAGTGTTGCATTATTAACAGTTGGTATTATTAATGATTTTGATGTTAACCCAGTAACGTGTCCATATCCATCTAAAGTAACATCTTGAATTACTGTGTTACCACTATTATTTACGGATGCTTGTGTTGATGTATCAGCATGGTGTATTGTAATTGTTTCATTAGAACTTTGGTTTGTAGTAAAGTTACCACCAGTTGTTAATCCGTTTCCTGCTGATATTGTTATTGTTGCGTTGTTTGCTGCTGATGGGATATCGGAAGTGTAAGCTATTGTTTTAGGAGTTCCCCAAGAAGTTGCAGTTGAAACTGCATTATAATGTTTAATTAAAAAAGTGCTTTTATCAAAAATAAGACAATTAGCATTACCACCTGATGAATCTGAATAAGTATCCAATACTAATGCGTCTTGATAATCGGTATCTGCCGTTCCTGTCATACCACCTAAAGAAGTAAAGAATGGTTTGATACCTTTAACAGTACTTCCAACTCCAGATGTATTAGGTTTCATATCCCTATCATCTACGGCTGGTAAGTAAACAGAGTTAAGTGTTGCTGTTCCAGAAGTTGAGCCACCACTAAGACCTGTTCCTGCAGTTACACCTGTAATATCACCTGTCGCTCCAGTTGTTACATTAGTAACCCTACCATAAGCATCAACTGTAATTTGGTCAATTTTAGTGTTATCATTAGTTGAACCATAAGTACCTGCACCAACCCCACCACTTGCTAATGAGACTGTTAAATCGAATGGGTCTGAAGAACTACCATTATTTGAATCTGTAAATCTGATATCAATACCTGTACCATTTATGAATTTTAACATTTTATTTTCGGTAATCTGTACTTTTGTTGGCGGTGAATTACCATCCTCAACTAGAAACCCATCACCCATATCTATGGTATCAGTATTGGTAACTGTTTCTGTTGCCGTTCCAATTCCAGTAACGTGTCCGTAAGTATCTAATGTGATATCTTGTATATAAGTTCTACCACTTCCATTTACTGAACTTTGTGATGAGGTATCTCCATGATTGATTGTGATTGTTTCATTAGAACTTTGGTTTGTAGTAAACGCAGCTCCACCAGTTAATGCGTTTCCTGCTGATATTGTTATTGTTGCGTTGTTTGCTGCTGATGGGATTGTGGTACTATTAAATGCGTTTGAACCTAAAGAATGACGCTCTATCTGGCCAGAAGTACTATTTCTTGTTAAAAAGTCTATGCTTGTATTAGCAGTCGAGTCTAGCTCTGGTCTTGTGACCAATGTAACTAGTCTCTGTAAATAGGTATCTCTACCTAATATTGATTCTCTTGATTGTATATTCCCAGCAGAATATATTCCTCCTGAAGATGTTATTTCGTTTAGTACCGCAGTACTCCCTGAGGTAATTACTTTTTTCCAATTTGGCATAATTCTTTTTCCTTTTAGTTATGGTTGGATACTCACAAAATATGAGCCCACTTCCCCATTGGGGCCAATATCCAAAGATATATATCAATAAATATGTAATTATTTTTTATTAAATAAAAAACCCCCACATCTCTGTAGGGGTTTCTAGACTTACGACTTATCGTTTATCAGTTTTTGTAGTTTTACTGCTGTTTCGTAAACAATTTGAACATCCTTACCTTCAAAGGTAGATTCGGCAATTGTTTGTAAGAGGAAATCAATCTCCTTCAAAGTTAGCTCCTCAGATTGTTTACTTTTACTAACATGTCTAATACTCTTTATATCCGCCATAATTTTTTCAATAACTTTTTTTAAAAACTTCATATTATTCTACATAAATGTAGATTTCATCTGATGTAACTCTAATATTACCATTTTTTCTATACTTAGCATCATCTGTCGTTACTACTGCGGCTGCAAATGCATCAGATGTAATTGTAGTTTGTCCTTCAGTTGCCCCAGCTGCATCAAATGCCCATCTTCCTGCTGAGTTATCCCATCCATAAGATACACCAGCACCTTCAACAACTATACCACCATCGGCAGCAGAACCACCATCGTTTAAGTTAATGAATTGGTCTGTTACATTTAAGTTTGTAGTATCAACAGTAGTTGTTGTACCACTTACTTGTAAATCACCAGTTACAACAAGTTTGTTTCCAATTGTTACAACATCATCTGAATCACCAATCTGTACTGCGTTTGAACCGAATCCACCAGCCAATCTAGTTTTAAGATTTGCAACAGATACATCATCGTTAGCTGTCATATCATTAACTACTACACTAACTTTTCCGTTGGTATCATCATATGTAGTTGTTACTCTAGTATCAGTATTAGAAGTAAACATTCCACCTACGATATCTTGAACTGCTTCTGTTGATAACTGAGTGTTTGGAGTAGTTACAGAACCACCTAAAGATACTGCTGAACCATTTATAGTAATTGATGAGTTTGCTAATTTATCATTTGCAATATCACCAGTTAATTTAGCATTAGTTACTTGTGAATCACCAATATCAGCAGTAGATACAGATGTTAAGAATCCTGCAGTTGTGTTATCGTAGTTTGCTAAATCAGCATCTACTACAAAATCAATATTTCCATCGACATCATCATAAGTTACTGAGATTCTAGTTTCAGTTCCATCTAACATTCCACCTACAAAATCTTCAACTTGTTCTTGCGAAAGTTGTGTATTTGTATCTGTATTGGTTGTAAACGTAAGGTTGTTTTGCATATACGTTCTTAACCTACTCATTGTAGCTTTTCTGTTAGTACCACCAGCCCCATCATCAACAATCATTAAATCAGCATCTACTAAAGCAGCACCTATATCAGTACCACCATCTAAATCTAAAGCAGCTAAAGATACTTTATTTGCTGTTAATATTGTTGATAATTTAGAATCATCAATTGCACCAGCTAATTTTGAAGCTTCGATTGAACCTGCTAACATAGCATTTGATACTGAACCATCCGCAATAGTTAATGCACCACCTGCTGCGATAGTTGCATCACCACTTACGTTACCGAATACTGCATCTTCTAAATTACTAAATGTTATTTTCTTTTCAGTACCACCATCTGAATACAAGAAGTGGTCTCCTTGTACTAATGCGGTACCTGCGGTGAAGTTATCGATATCGATACTTCCGGCCGCTACGCCCGTAAGGGATGAACCATCACCACTAAATGATGTTGCGGTTACTGTCCCATCTACTGTTAATGCCGCGAATTCAGGTGATGACCCCGAGACAATTACTTTTTTCCATTCTGCCATTTTGTTTCCTCTTTAATTTATTAAAATGTTTGTACACATAACTATATTTTATTTTAAATATCTTTCTATAAATATATAAAAAAATTACTTCCACTAACTGCTAGTGAACCAGCTGCTCCAGTTGGTAATGAAGCTGATGGTTTGATTATCAACGTACCTTCTGAATTTATGTTAAATTTATCTACACCATTTACTCTAACAGTAAATAAATCACCTGATGGTGATGGGTTTGTGATTAGAGATAATGATGATGTTAATGCCCCAATTAAATTTACAGAACCTGTAATTTCTGAATTAGTGGTTACTATTGTTTCTATAGATGTAGTGCCACTAGCATCTTTTTTAAAAAACAACTTACCATCAAATGTATTTACAGCCAATTCCCCTAATGATAAATCACTAACAGATGGTACATTTGATTGAGTACTACTTCTTTTTAATTTTATTTTTTGAGCCAAACTCTATTCCTCTATTTAATAATAAATATCTGTATTTTAAAAACTACCACCATCAATATCAGAAGTATCAACTTGTCCAAATCCTAAGTTTGTAATCTGTGTACTACTACTGATAGTTCCATTTGGAATTGTTTGATGTGTTAAATCTGATATCTGTGATTCTGTTATTGTTATCTGAGCTGATGAGCTAATAACACTTTCCGCATCTAATCTATTTTTTACATTAGATACAAAGTTATCTCTAAATGCACTATTAGCTAATATAGAGTTTCCTTGAAACGTAGATATGGTGATTGGCTTATTAGCAAGAGTCGGGTAACTTATGTTTGTTAAGTTACTACCATTACCTTCAAAACTTCCACTAAATGAACCTGTATAATCTGGCACTTGAATTCTCCCACTGTTTTTTAGTTAACTATAGATAAATATACAATTAATTAGTAATCGGTTAGTAATGTTAAAATTTCATCTAAAGACTCATGTCTATGATTATCTTTTAATACAATATCATAAACATATTGTGAACCTTTTAACTTAGGAACTTCATGCACTGCCGAATCATTATTGAATTTCAAATCAATTTGTTGTTTATCACCACATAGTATCATAATAGAACCTTTTCCTACTCTACCTAATACCATTAATAGTTGCTGTTTAGTCAAATTCTGAAACTCATCTACTATAACTATTGAATTATCAAAAGTTCTTCCTCTAAAATGAGATAAAGAAACCAATTCTATAGATTCATCAGATTCCATCTTCTGCAATATGTTTGGTTTGTTGTAAACCTTTCTCATATTAGAACGAATTGGTACTAACCAAGGTTCCATCTTTTCTTCTAATGAACCTGGTAAGAACCCATTATCTTCATTTGATACAGTTGGTCTTGTTATTACAATCTTATTAACCTTTCTTTTGAAAAACATATCTAATGCTATTTGTACTGCTAATAGAGTTTTACCACTACCCGCTTTACCTACTACAAAATTAAATGGATGTCTTAAAATTTCAGATTTTGCTAACTTCTGTTCCTCTGATAACGATATAGAAAATCGTATATTACCTTTTGGTGGATTCTTGCTTATGTTCTCTGCCATACAATGCCCTTTCATAATTTCTTTAATATAAATATCACATAGGCATAAAAAAAGGGGTGATTTCTCACCCCTTAATTTAATGTTTAAAACTTAGTAATTAATTACTGAATTTTGTGTAATCCATCTACATATACTTTTCCGTAGAATTCGCCCCTTAGCATCTTCTTCGCGTAGCGAGTCATAACGCCCTTGCGAGGAGTGAAATTTTTCGGGTCATATACTAATGGAGTCATAATCAATGGAATGTATGGAGAGTAAACTGCTCCAGTTTCAAGGAATTGTGTTCCTCTGTATCCCATTAGGATTACGTTCTCTTTCATATAAGGATTCTTATATACTTGGAATCTGCTGTTCAATGAACCAATCTTAGTTACACCAAATGCGAACTGAGCATCACCATTATCTGCTGTACTAGCATATCCTGGGATAGATTCAATGATTGTTGCAACATCAGGAGATACTACCATAAAGTTAGCTCCACCTCTTAATGTTTTTTGGTGAATCTTATTAGATACACCAGCAACTACAGTTCCTAAAGTCTGGAACCATGCACCTTGTGTAAATGCAGATGCTTGTGCTCCAGTTGTAGAGTAGTCAGAAAATGCTGAACCATTCCACTCACGTCCAACTTGCGTTGACCAGTAACCTGTTGATTTAGCACCAGAGATTAACATATCTAAAATCTCAAAATCAATTTCTTGAGAGATATACTCAGATAACATTGAAGTTAATTCAGCTTCAGCGTCAATTGAGTGATATGCATTTAAATCTTGTGCGAATTCAGGAGTCCATTGTGCTTTCAACTTACGTGTCTTAGCAACAATTGGTAAACTCTTCATTTCAACATTCAATTCAGGAATATCGATATCAGCTTCTGGGTTAGAAGTTAATTGAGTTCCTGCTGCTTCGAAGTCACCTCTTGAAATATCAGTTGGTTGTTTGTGGAATTTTACCACAACTTCATCAGTATTATCGTCTGCGTTGAATCCTGTAGTTTTTACTACGAATACGATATCATCACCACTCTCTACAGTAAATTGTGGGTAGTTATCTGTAATCTCAGAACCTTCAATTCTAAATCCTCTGATTCCTTTATCATCGTATCCAGCTAAAGATGCTTTTGGTACAGCAACTTTACATATAGTACCATCTACAATAGCAGCACCATTAGATGAAGTAAATTGAGTATCATAGTTTACGTCTGCTAAAGATACAGATGATGTTAAGAATACATTAGATGCAGCTGTATCTCCTAATGTTTGAGTTGCAGATGCGGTATCGTTGATAGAGTATCCGAATCTACCAGCACCATACAAACCACCTGATGGGTCTGAAGATGTTTCGGTAATACCGAATACAGAATCAGCTTGTGAATCTTTACCACTACCAGTAGCGAAACCAGCTTGACCTGTACCATATTTGAAATCTAGATAAAATACTAGACCTGATGGTAAGTTCATTGGTTGTACAGATACGAAATCCTTTGCTACGATTTCACTAAAAATTCTTCTTACCAATGGTAGAGCTACACCAGCCCACTCTTCTGAATTTGCAGAAGTACCAGTAGAAGAAGCCTCTTTTACTAATTGTCTTGCTTGGTTTTCTAAAAGTGTTGCAACGCCAGCTCTTTCAACTTCGTTGGCAATACCTTCTAAAAGACCGGTTTTTTCCCACTTACCAGCTAAAGCTCTTGTAGCTTCAGATAGTCTTGCGGTGTGAGAAGAACCTTCATTTAAAATGTTTTTTAAATCCATTTTTTTTCTCCGTTATTAATCTTATTAATTATTTTAAACCTGCTAGTTTTTTCCATCTAGCGGCCATATCATTACCCTCAGAAATTATTTTCTTCGGTGCAGAACTCTTTGTTGCTTTTGAGGCATATCCTTCTTTTACAACAGTTCTTTTCTTTTTAGCAACGTTTAAGTTTTCTGCTAAAGTTGAGAATACTAATTTTACTTCTCTTACTGATGAAGTTCTGTCGAAGTTTTCTAAAACTTTAACCTTTTGGTTTTCGTTCAAGTCGAAAGTTCTGAATAATTTGTTAGTGAAAAGTAACTTAGCGTTAAGTAAATTAACTTCATTGATAGTTTTTTGTAAACTTTCAATAGTAGCATAAGCTTCTTCTAACTCATCATTTTCTTCAACTTCTTCTTCAGATTCTTCAGAATCATCTTCCATCTCTTTTAAAGTCTTAATAACTTCGTCTAAATCGATTTCTTCTTCATCATCCATATCATCTTCTTCAGCAACAGCTTCTTCTTCTTCATGATAGTTTTCATCAGCTGGAACTTCTTCTTCATCCATATCTTCTTCTTCAGCCATTTCAGCTTCTAATTCAGCGATTACAGATTCTAAATCTAAATCATCTTCCTCTTCTTCATCCATGTCATCTTCTTCAGATACTTCTTCTTCAGAGTCGTAAGTTTCATCAGTAGATTCTTCTTCATCCATATCTTCTTCTTCAGACATTTCGTCCTCTTCTTCAGATAGTTCGTCCTCTTCTTCAGATACTTCTTCTTCGTTGTGCTCTTCACCTTCTTCTTCAGTCAACTCATCATCGTTTTCGATATCAGATGAATCAGATGCTACATCAGCAGGTTCAGCGTTATCGCCTGCACCTAAATCAGTTGAATCTAAATCTTCTTCCATCTCTTCATCAGCTTCTTCAGCTAATTTCGCAGAAATCATTGATTGGAGTTTTGGGGTAAAAGCTTCTTCTAAGGCTAATTTAGCGTTTGCTAGTGCAGTTTCTTTAACGGCTTTAGCATCAGCGATAGCTTCAGATAACAAATCTTTTCTATTTGCCATAATTGTTCTCCTAAATTGTTTTTGGAAATAAGATTATTGAGAATCTTAATAGATATTATTTATAAAAATAAATTTAATCGACTATTGGGAGCCGATATTTTTTCTACAATAAATAGTGTAGTATTATTGAAAACACTAAAAAAGTGTTTACTATTTAATTTTCGAATTGATTTCTTCGCCATTGGGCTCGAATCGCATCTGCTTTTTGTTTACGTTTGATAGCTGATGGTTTGATGTATTCTTTTCGGGCCTTAACCTCATCCATCTTACCACTATCTTTAACTT